CACCTGACACATTTATAGACTTATTAAAATCCCATTCGTCATAAATACTGTCGTAAGTTATAGTTGCATCTGCGCCATCAATAGTAATTCCTGCACCATTGGCATCGGCAGCCGTAGCCGAACCACTTGCAAGAACTAAATTTTTATCGTCAATGGTTACGGTTGTTGAATTAATAGTTGTCGTTGTACCATCAACGCGAAGATCACCAAGAATTTGAACAACACCCGTTTCGTCGCCGTGTGCCGCCGGATCAATAACAAAGTTTGCCGCTCCGCGTAGGTAACCCGAAAGGGTCATATTACCTGCGGTAATATCGCCAACTGTAATATCGTTATCGGTTGTGTTTCCGTTATCGGTTACCGTATCAAGGTTAATAGAACCTACACTTGAAATAGATTGATTTTCCCAACGGCTATTGGTTGAATTGTAAACAAGGAATTGATTATTTGCAGGGCTATTTAAATATACATCGTGAAGCATTCCAAGGTAATACCCTTGTTGCGCACGAACGAATATCGTTCCATTATTAGCACTTACATTTATTACAATAGCTACTTCAAGATCAAGGTTAGGTGCTACCGGTGCGGTGGTTTGAAATGCACCTGCCGTAGAAGCCGAAACATAAAGCGTTTGCCCTTCGGTGTAAGCCGTGGTATCAAGACCACGAATTTTACCAAAGGTTGTTACTTTACCATCTTCGCCATTAGGAATATCTTCGGTGGTAATACCAAGAAAATATTTTGCTTCAATCGTGCCGTCTGCGATCATTGGCGCAACGGTTAGCCTGCCACTAGAACCTAAAGTACCGGTTACATAAACGGGCGTTCCATCTGTAATAGTCGATCCGGTTTGATTCTTGACGTGAACGTGCGTTTCTTGCCCTAATTGTAGAACTGCACCATTTTGAATAATATCAACGGTTTCTTCGTCGGTATTCCAAGAAAGTGTTCCTTGTGATCCCGATCCACCAGTAAGCTGAAGCGAAGCTGCGGTTGCCGCACCAACTACATCAATGATTTGTGTTTTGATTCCCGAATTACCAACCGTTAGATCATATCCCGTAGCGGGTAATGCACCAATCGAAACTTGTGAAGTTGATAAATACAAAATGGATTCGTTTCCGAAACCATCGCTTATCTTATCAGGTGTGGCGCTTAATGAAGAATTGTCGCCAATTTTTAAAAGTGAATTGTAGGTGTCTTTGACCTTTAAGCCGGTTAAATCAGTAGCCATTCAAAATGATTTTACTACAAATTTAACCAAAAAGGCGACAACGTTATTTGTTGTCTTTTATAGAACTTCCGTAGAAATAACCGACGATTGAAAGTAAAATTCCTTCGCTTACTCCAATAAGGTGAATCCAAACTTCTTTGTTTGATTCAGGAATATCGAAATTAACGATCGCATAAACGATATAAGCAAAAGCGGCAAGTGATACAAAACCAGTCAGATTAAACATAATATCGAACTTCTTGGTCTTTGAAACCTCAACTTCGCGTTCCCGTGCGCTTTTACGATCTTCAACTTGTAAGGCGTGAAGTTCCTTCATTTGGCGGTGCGCTTCTTCTTTTTGTTCCGGCGTTAATTCGTCATCGCTATCGATAAGATTTTTGACAACTCCAAGAACCCCCGAATCCGGAAGTACTTTACCCGCAAGTCCACTTAAAAGCTGACCAACCTTTGTTTCGCTGAATTTCTTCTTTTTATTTTCCATCTAGTAAGTCCAAATTAAAAAGGGTTCTTTGTCAGGATCACAATCAACGTGAATGAATGTATCTGCAACCCCTAGGCGATTAAATCCCGCCTTAATAAGTGAATCGATTAAATCCCAACGATCGGCGCTATTGTCGCAAGCTATATCCGCAGCCAGTCCTTTTAGGTGGCTTGAATTAGGCGATGCCTTATAACCCCGCGCCTTTAAATCTTCATTGTAAGCTTCCGTTCGATACCCGCTAGTGATCTTCATTGGCTTTGCGTATAAATCACGGGCAAAATCTAGCATATCAAGAAATGCTTTGTCCATATTTTTACCGGAACCTTTTTGATCGGGTGAATCAAATTCTTGGAAGCTGAAATGTTTCATTGTATTATTTCGTTAAGTCTTGCAATATCTTTTCGAATGCGTTCGCGTTCAAGTTTAAAATCGATCACCTCGTTTTCAAGTACTCGAATATCCGGAAAAATGTAAGTGTTTTGATTGTATCGTAAGGATCGCAGTTCATCTTCATTGTCCGAAATCCTATTTTCAAGTCCGAAATACAAATAAACTGCCGTACCTACTAACACAACGATTTGTATCAACCATTTAATATTGATCGATAAACTCGAATCGTCGTTTAATTTGGCGCTAGTCATTTACGCCTTTTTGTTCTTTTTCCAGTCGCGCCATTCATCGCGCACATAATAGAAAAAGTGTTTTCCTAATAAACCGAAAAAACCACCGATTAAACCAACTGCCGCAGCTTGAATCCAACCCATCATATTAATTGCCGTTGCTGCCGTGAAAATAAATCCGCTTATAAACCCAATTTTGTTATCTAAATCCATAATACAAAAATAGTAAACTAAATTTTTTCCGCTTTCACGTTAATATTAATGATAGCGCGGTAATAGGTGTGATCGTCGAAGTCATCTTGCAAATAATTAACACCTTCATTTGTAATACCATAAACGTTAAATCCTTGGGCGCTTAAATCAATGTAGCCTGCCGATCTTGTACGGATTTGGTTTAGTATTGAATCAACGATTTGATTCGCTTGTAGTTCACCCCCTGAATTACCATCGAACCTTGTGATCACCTCAAGGCGAACCTGCGCTTCAAGATTAAAATTTGAACGATTCAAGTCCACTTCGTTGTTAGCCACCGAATACATTCTTACAAGCGGATAAGAAGCGTTTCTTGGGATTACATTGTAAACAGAAACATCAACACCGCCAACAGATAAATTGTCCGTTAAACGGTCTAAAAACGCCTTTCGTATATGGTGTAAAACTTCATTCATTTGTTATTCTTTTCAGGCGGTTATTTACCCGCGTTAGCATTAACGAATAAGCCTTTCGAACCGAACTATAAAAGAACGGTCTTGGTTTAAGGTTTACTTCTTTTATTCCTTTTCCTTTAAACTGCGCAATGTAACTTGAAGGTATTCCTAGTTCCGTTGCATCGTTAGGCGATACATAACGTGAACCAGTACCAAATTCAACGTATGGTGCATAATGCGCCGTTGAATACATTTCAGCCCCATCGGGTAACGCTTTGATCTGAATCGAACCTTTTAGGGTTCCACCGTATTCACCCTTTCCGGCAACCGGTGCTGAAGCTACTGCCATTGCCTGCGCATTAGACATTGCACGATTTACTTCCGTAATTGCATCAACCTTTGAATACTTGTGCAGCTTCTTAAACTTCTTTTGAAGCTTTTGGTAGTCGGCGTTATTTATTTTGACATCAACCATTAGGCAATTTTCGTTGCGCGGATTGTAGTCATAAAATCTTGAACCGAATCAAATATTGCCGTTACGCGATACGTCGATGAATCCGATTCAACTTGTAATACGTCATCGTGTCGAATATTGTCAGCAGTCTTTTTACGAACCATTAATTCAATATCATTGTAAACAGTGCGTTGCCCGTTTTCGTTTTTAACGTCGCCGCCCAATTCTTTTTTGTTCGCCCAAATTGTAGAATAATCCGCAATGGTCGAAGTTGTTCCACCGTAACCATCGGCAGTTTCAGAAAGGCGTTTTATCGTGATCCTAGTATTTAATTTTCCGGCTTGCATTAAACAAACATTGATTTATAGCTTGATAAAATACTTTTGACGTTTGAAGGAATTTCATTGATTGATCCCGAAACATAATCCGCACGGTTGTCGTAATAGGTCGAAACAAGCTGAAGAATCGCTTGCTTTAAAAGTCCATCCGATAAACCAGTTGTCGAATATGAAACCTTTACTTGTTCGGCTGAACCGCCATCCAGTTCAATAGTTTCGTTATCTAAACCAAGAACGGTATATTCGGCAGCTTCACCTTGAACGGTAACCGAAGTGATTGAATTAACCGGCGCAAATGGAATATCAAATACGCCATTTGTACGATCAACGTAATAAGTACGGGTTTTTGCTACAATATCGCGTGAAATATAGTTTTCGCACCAAATACGCGCTTGTTCGATCATTCTACCAATAATAGTATCGTCGGCATCGGTATCAATACGAACGTAATCTTTTACGTCTTGGGTGGTTACGATTTCACTTCCAGTAACCGAATTAATCTTGATCTGTCGCATCTTTTGTTTCGTTTTCGATCTTCAACTCCTTTGTTTCTATTTCAGCTTTTTCTTCTTTGTCAGCCTTTTTTGCAACTTCCGATCCCCAACCCATTCGAAGCCATTTATCAGCGTGTTGCGCAGGAACTTCAACCGTGGCGCCAATTTTTACACCTAGATCATTCGCTACTTTTTCGTTTTTAACCTTGAATTTCATATCGTGTTGATTTTGATCAAAGATAAAAAAAATGCGCCACAAGGATTTGCAGCGCATTTTACCATTAACCAAACAACTAATCTATTATGAAGAAGAATAATTGAACGTAAAGTTATTAAAATAAATTGAATTTTTCCCGTGCAACGATAAACGGATTGCTTTCATTGATCCGGTGTTCGGAAAAATAAAGAAGCCGCCGAAGTGTTCAGAATAAACGGCGAAGAAATCCACCATATCAATCGTGTAGATTTGGGTATTCTTTTCAAGGGGCGCTTGAACCGTTTTGCGGTTTTCTAACGGCTTTTTAGCGGTGTATTTGATTTGTACCTTGTAAATGGTGTCGTGCGTATCTACAATCGCATCGTATGGGCTTGAATCAAGCAAAGGCATCGATACAATGTACCCGCGATTTGTACATTCCGTTGCAAAGCGATATTCCGCAGCGC